CTCTCCCGTCTTGAGTGTGTCTTCAACTGTGAGTAAGTGCGTATTTGTTGAAGTGGCTATTGAGAGTCCTGAGCCTGGAGTAGTAGTGGCAATACCGAGGCGACCGTAGCCCTCCCATAATGCGTTTGTTGTTGAACCTACTGCCATTCTCAGGCCTCCTTGGTCTTCTGCACTAACAATAAACAACGGCTCAGTAGCAGTGTCTTGGAGATAAAAGATAATATCCTTACCATCAGCAAGGGTAACCTGTGCATCTACAGCCGAATTATCATACACTCCTTGCAAGTCGGCAGTAGCGCCTGGGGTTGTGTCATCAGTACCGCAGAGAAGTTTGCCTTGACTATCTGTGTCAATCGTGTCGCAATTTAATAGGTCGGTGAGGATAGTGGTGGTAGCAATAAGCTCTGGCGTGCTAATGCCGCTAGGAAATGTTGAAGTGGCTACGCCTGAAAGAGTATTGGTAGCGGTTCCATCACCAATAAACACTGGTTCAGTTATTTTAATATTGCCTCCTGGGATTGTTTGACCCCCGAATGATTCTTCTTGTGCGGGTTGATTTACGACAGTATACGAGGTATATCCACTCGTTAATATTGCCGCTGTTATTAATATGCCGAAGATTATATTTTTCATTATGGTTCTGTTCTATAAAATGCACGATGAATGGAGCCAGATGATGGCGCCTCATCGTAAGTTATTGTTGTTCCTGAGATATTGTAATCCTTACCCTGTACCTGATAAAAACCGTTAAGGTAGATACGAAGTGATGCTACTGGGTTCGGGGTATTTGCCAATGTAAAGGTCACGTTGGTTCCGTTAATAGCCCCAGACGGCTCTTCGTTATCCCTGAATAAAGTTCCCGCTGCTGCGGATTGAACCCATGCCTCTTCGGCATCGGTCAGTTCATTTATTCCCCCTATTCCTGGTGTTTGTGGATTGCGCCAGTCTCCCATTTGTTTATATTTTTACACCCATTCCGAACTTATCCTTAGATATTCTGTTGAGACGAGCTGAGATTGTTTCGATGTTTTTCTCCTTACGAGCAATCTCTTCTTCTCTCTTTTGAAGGTTACCCTTCACGGAATCGGCTATTTTTTGTTTCTCGTTAATGTCATCTTCGACCTTGCGTAAACGCCTACTGAGTCTGTCCTCGGACTTGAGAAGCAATCCTTCTCGCTCCTTGTACTCATCTTGGAGTTTACTGACGAGCCCTTTCTCTGCTATGGTCTTAGCCTTTACAGACCTGAGCTCTTCTTCTTGGTAGGAAATCCTTTCTTTGACCTTAGCTAGTCTATCCCTCTCCTTCAGGAGTTCCTCTTTAGTCTTAGAGAGTTTTCGAATATCAAGTCTTATTTCGTCAATATATGCAGCTGCCTCGCTTGCCTTGCCAGCAACGTCTTCTAAATATTCTTTGTGCCTTTTCCTCTCTGCATCTAACCTGTCCCTCTCCTTAATAATTCTTTCTTTCTCTAGGGTTACTAGCCTAGAGGCGTTCTCTGCCATCGCCTCTGCCTCTGCGGCTTTCTTTTTCCTATTAATGATTTCTTTGTCCAGTTCAAGTAACTGCTTCTCAGTATTCCTTATTTCGTCGTACTTAGAAGAAAGCTCCTCGTTAGCGCTTTGAATATTCTTCTTAAGAGAGTTATATGACTCCTTAAGATTATCAATTTGCACTTTGGACAATGCCATTATCTTCCTCCGCTTAATGTAGCTTCGACGTATACTGTACCGAAGTTTGCAGCTACTCCTGTCTCTTTTACCGAGATTCTCAAGAACCTGTCTTGCAAATCGAGTGGTAACGAGATGTCATAAGCAGTTGCTGCTGCGGCACCTACGAACGTAAACTCTCTTTGAGTTAACGTAGATGTGCCTCCAGAGGTCGCTTCATTCGGAATGCGATAGAAATTAGTGCCGTCAGCACTAGATTCGATACGCAGTTCAATCGAATTACTTGTCTCTCCCGCACCCGTAGTGTAAAGAATGCTGAAGTTAATCTTCGTCTTTCCGCCTGTCTCGGTAATCTTAGTCTTATTGGCGACGCCATAGCCCGCAGTCAAAGTGACTGAAGTCCTGGTAGTGCCAGACTTAGACCCGATTAATACGAGCGGTGTGCCTGATTGGATTGTATATCCTACTCCCATTTTTTTTATTCCTTAGATTTCCTTCGACCTCGTTTCTTTGGCTTCTCTTCTTTTGGCTCCTCAGCTTCTGGCTTTTCCTCTTTAGGTTCTTCCTTTTTAGGCTCAGCCTTAGCTTCTGAAGCAACCTCAAGAAAGCCATGAGTCTTCTTCCAATGACGTGCTTTTGCTTCTGACAGCTCAGCACTCTTGGATTTAGGCTCAACGCAATGTTCAACACCTCCAATGGTGATGCACACTTTGCTGTTTGTTGGATTGCTTAGTTTCATTTAAACTTTGCTAATATTTTTACGACTATGTATTTAATCTTCTGTAAGATGTTCCATGACCTTTTCACATCATCGGGACTTGCATCCTGGAATGTGTAAGCGAATACGAACTTATTTACTACTTCTCTGGGAAAATAGAATCTCCCATTATCACCGATATCTGTGCCATAGGAATTAAGTGCAATCAGATGCGGTTCTCCGTCTATGGTTTTCATACCGTAGGCCTTGAATGCATGCGGATTAAGCTTATTCATTGGTAATCCTTTTGGTATGATTCCTCCCGAAATCATGTCCCATAATGGTTGCCAATACGTTCCGACATAGACTGACCTCTTTTCATTTCGGTGTTTCCACATAGTAGCGAGTATGGAATCAAAAAGGTCTTTCTGACCGTCGACTTTGAAGTATGCTTCCTTCCTGTGCTTCTTAGCTTGGTCGCTATCTTCTATGGCTCCTTTCTCAAGAAATCCATATTTGGTAGCTACTCTACATGCTAAACGTGGGGGTGCGCCTCTTTCATCGCTTCCTCCAAGTTTCTTTATCTTATCCCATGTATAGCTGCTATTCAGGATAACTCCCTCTTGGTCTTCAGAAACACTTGTTACCGCCTGAGCAGTACAGGTGAAATCATCTCCTTGGTCTTTAACTTCTAAAGGTTCAGCCACGATGAAGTCCTCCGAAGGCAGTTCACTCACGGCTCCGAAATATTTGGAATAGCTAAAGTCTAAATTAACTAACTCCTTTTTCGGAACTATAAGACCTGGCTTCATTGGACTTCATTAGATTTGTAACCACAAGAAGGAGCATTCTCCGCTGATGGAGTGAGCACCGTCATCGAGGTTTGAGCTGTCTTGGGTAACTACGACATAGTCATTTGGGCCATATACGCCATTACCGATAGCGGCTTCTCGAGCTGCTGGGTCAAACTGGTCTCCTGCTTCATCACCCCAAACAGTAGTTGAGGCATCCTTTCCGATAGAAAATGCCTTGGTTCCACCGATTGTAGAAGATGCAAGCTCAGTAGACGCTGAAGACGTACCGAATTGAGTACCATTCTTATGAATGCTCAAAATACGTTCGGCCTCAGTTGTTGTAGCATCACTTCTTACCAATAAGTCAGCGAGCGTACTTGTAGACGCAGGTGCGGATGCACATGAAGTCTTTGTAGCTGCTGCGAATTGCATGTGGTCAGGTACAATAGTCAATCCATTGAGTACGATATCGTTCTCAACAGTTAAGGTATTTGCAACTGTCGTAGATGCACTAAGAGTAGTAGCACCATCGATGCTAAGAGCACCAGTGATATTCAAGTCATTCTTGATTTTCGTTGTCCTACCAAAATCATCACTTCCTCCGAGTTTGGAGACAATGACCATATTTGAAACAAGAACAGCGATAACTGCTATGCCTGCTAAAGCTTCTTTAATACTTAGTTTCACTTTAATTTTTATCTTTTAACTTATGACCTTTTTTCCCCGAAGGGAAGAGGGTTTTTAGCTCACTAGTACCCCCTAAACTAGTCTCAAAGATTACGAGCTGTAAGCAGCACCGTCTCCCTTAGAACCATAGGTTCGTCTCCAATCTTTCGCTGCGTCTGCCCATCGGGCGTCGACAGTGAAAGTAACTACTTTGTTTTTGATATTCGTATCCTGTTCAAGTTTTGAACCTTGTCGGACAACGTGCTCTAAGCGAGCTCGCTGTGGAATAGTCAAGAACCAAGCAGTATCAGAGCCTCCATTGGTTGCGGCAAGGTGAAGTGACATAGCCATGTCAGTTCCCATACCACCCGTGAAAACGTTGATTGCGTTGTTTGCAGTTTCTGGGTCAAGTTCCGAGCCAGTGATTTCCAAACCTTCTTTGTTATGAGAAGGAGGGAGAATCAGCATCGGCTTACCCATAAGGCTGAGTGCTAGACCATCATCGGTCTGTTGCTCAACCATTGCAACGTGCGCAGTCTCAAGGTTATCAATGCCAAGAGTGATGCCAGTTGCAGATGCATTTGACTGAGTGCTTCCGCCAGGAACTACAGTTGGGTGAACAGTTGAGAACAACTCTTCTCCGTCTCCGTAGAAACTCATGCGATAGCCGTTAACGTCTTGCGTGGTAGCGAAGCCACCATTAAAGAGCTGAACTGCAGATTCGTCTTGGGAGTAGTTAGCTGCCATAGACAAATCTTTCATCTCGTTAAGCTCAGAAGCGAAGTCCCTATCTTCGATAGCGTTCTTAGTAACATCGATAGAATTACCGTAGTTATTAAAAACAATTTTCGTTGTATAGGTCTTATAGCGTCTTGAGCTCGCAAGGTCATCACCGTCGTCGAATCTCTTCAAAGTGCCAGAGCCAGTTTTGCCTGAGACGTTGATTTGTGCACCATCACCATTCGTAGCTCGCATAATGCGACCTAGTCCTGGGGTGTACTCTTCTTGTCCCTGGTCAAAGACTTCAGCAATTTCGAGACCGACACCTTTTATAAGGTCAGTCCATGTACCTCGTGTTTCTGCCATTTGTTAGAAAAAAAGTTCTAAACTCCGAAGATTACTGACTCGTAAACGCTGACAACGTGGTTACCGCTATCTGCTGGGTCGAGTCCATGAATCGCATACTGAGCTGTGGTCGTAGCTGCAGTGTTCTCGTCGGTATTATCCTCGTCAGCGATGTCGGTATGATAGCCGAGCAAATCGCTTCCAGTGGTTGTACCAACAGTAGCATCAGGGTCTGCAGAATAGAGCGTCGATTTCGACACGTCTACAACTGCGGATACCTTACCTACAGTCTGATTGTCGGAAGCAGTGGTAAAAGTACCAGCGTAACTTCCTGTCTCAGCACCTGCGGCTCCAGTAGTTTCTAGACCAACTCCTTCTTGCGTAACCAAAGCTCGGGCGTGACCCAAGATAAGGGTGCCTGTAGTACCTAAAGCAGCGAAGCCGCTTGAGGCAATAAGAGCATCCTCTTCAGTTGCAGTGATGGAATTAGCTAAAATTGCTTGTCGCAATACTGGTGCGCCATGCGGGTTTAGACTTCCAATTACTTTAAATGCCATTTTCCGTTAGTCTTTAGTCCTCATTCTTGAACACTTCAATGTCCAGAAATAAGGCATTTGTTTGTTTATTTGACCTTTGATTGTTTATGTAACAATTTCTGGATATTTGGCCTTCATGCTGAGATATTTCTCAACAGTCCAACCTTTATCCTTTCGAAGTGCTTCCTGCTCTGCAGTTAGCTTCTGAGTCTCCTCAGCCCTAGGACTTAGAGCTACGTCAGGGGTTGATGCCATCGAATTGAGAACCTCCTCATTGCGCTGGTCTTTAACCTTTCTAAGGTCAGAGTCCTTCGCATTAAGTTGAGCCTCTAGCTCTTTGACTTTAGCCTCTAGCGTTTCTTTATCCTCGGCCTTTGGAGCTTTGGCAAGCTGCTCCTCGAGCCCCTGTTTGGTTTTCCTCATCGCAATGAGTTCCCCAGTTACGGAGTCGAGCTTAGCTTGAAGCTCTTCTTCCTTCCCCCTTTTGGGTTCAGGTATCTCATTTTTAGGAGTTTCGGTCTCCACCTCGGTTTCAGGAGTAGGTGTCTCCTCTGGAGCTTTTGGCTCCTGTATGTCAGTTTGTTCTGCCATCTCTTTATTTAAACGCTTCCCTTGTTTTGCTGTCCCTTTTTAACGAGGTTGAGTCCCCGAGCGGTAGAGTCCGCTAGCAAACAAAGAACATGGTACCAGCTCGACAAGCTGGAGAGTAACGTATAGATACTCTCTACAGAGCTGAGAAGCACCACACAACTCAGCTCTATGGAGAATATCCATATCTCCGTGGTGCTTATAAGTTTTCAATCTACTT